GCAATGACTCCGGTTTCCTTACTCGCCGCCACCTTGTCGGTGAGCGGCTTGTACTTCCCGGTGCTTCCGTCCTTTCCCATGACCTGCCCGGCGTTCAGGAGTCGTTCCCCGTTCACCGCGGTCACGCTCGAATAATCGATCGTGATTCCGCCCGTCAGAAACCGGCGATGGGCGCTGTCCCAGATGGACGACTCGTCGCCGATGGTCGTTGTGGTCAGTCCAAGTCGCATATTTCTTCCCCCTTTACAAAAGTTCGACGAGCACCCGCGCCGTTGCGTCGGTCGTGCTCGTCAGCGTGATTCCCGGTATGGCCCGCGCGTTCAGGACCCCCGAGTAGCCGGAGAACGAATCCACCGGCACCGTGATCGCCTCTTCGCCGAATCCGAGCGTGAGCGTTCCGGTCTTCGCCCAGACCGTGACGTTCACCTCGCCGCTCCAGTCGGAGCGCGTCGTCTCGAATTCGACCTCTTCCGTGTAGCTGTTCGCGGCGTTCAGAACGACGTCGCCGCAGAACATAATTCCCTTCGTCGCGCTCATGATTCCGCCTTCTTCCACGGGTCATATCCGCCGGTCGGGGCCTTCTGCTTCGCCCGCTCGTCATGAATCCGCTTTCCGCGCTGTTCCGGCGTTTCGTCGGAAAGCGGCTTCGGGTTCGTCGCGTCGCCGACTTTCACCGGCGCTTTCGCAACGACCTTCGCGAGTTCCGCGACATCTGCCGCGATCTCCTCCGGAGTGGTCCCGAGCACTCGACTCCAGAGCGACGGAGCGAGCCCCGCCTTTTCGAGCGCTTCCCGTTTCGCCGTCTCAAGCTCCTTCGCGGCAAGCCGCGTTTCCGCGTCGACGCGCTTCTGTTCCGCTTCCTCCGCCCGCCGTGTCGCCTTTTCGAGTTCCGTCTTGTTCGCCGCTTCGATTTCGTCGAGCTTCGCGGCCTTCGTTTTCAGCTCGTCGAAACCCTCGTACTTCTTCCGTTCGCGGGCGAGCCGGTCCGTGACGATCTGATCCAGTTCCACCTGCGTGAACGTCTTGCCCGGCGCGGGTTGTGTGGTGCTCTCCGGCGTGCCGTCGCCGGATTCGTTGCCGAAAAACTGGAGATCGAATTTGTTCATTTGCAGCTCCTTCCCCCGGTTACCGTTCCGGGTGACGTCGATTTATGGGCACAAAAAAAGCCGCCCCGAAGGCGGCTTGTTCTGGCGGTTTACTCTTCCTGTTCCTCGTCCTCGTCACGCTCCAGATCGCCCACCGACAGATCGATTCCGACGAGATTGTTCGCTGCTATAAGGTCCATCATCATGGCCCTATCCAGTGACCGCAGCAGATACGCCGGACAGAGCGTCTGTAACCGCTTCGGCCATCCCATCGGTCACCCCCTGATAGATGCTCTGCGCGGCTTCAATCGCCAGCGTTCGAATCGTGTCGTCCTCACTCCGGTCGAATATCATGAGCAGCACATTTTCGAGTCGACGGATGTGAATTTCCTGCACGGCTCGGACTCCTGCGTCGATCTCCGCAAGCGCGAGATTCCCACGCCGCAGCTGCGCGATCTCCCGTTCCTGCGCATGCGCTCGCGCGACGAGGATGTGATTACCTCTCCGCAGCGTGTTAAGCAGAGATGTCAGCTCGTCGTACTTCGCCTTGATGCGTTCATACGCCTTTTTGTAGTGCTTTTCTCCAGCGTCATCGCTCAATCCGTCGCCTCCGTTCGTCGGCCGCCGAATCAGCGGGGTAATTGATTCGAACCAATCCCGAGCCAAACCAAACGCGCCGGACCGTTGCGCTGGTGCATGGCCCGTAATTGCGCAATAAAAAAGCCGCCCCTTTCGAGAGCGGCCGATCAAACAGTGTTATTCGAGTTCAAGCCCGATGCTGCCTGTGACGTCTCCACTGATCGTGCACGTTATTTCAAACGGCGGTTCCCACGACTTCTTTGTACTCGGAACCGGTGGATAAAAACGCTGACCCTCATACACCGGCTGAATCGGCAGCGGCACGCGCATCCCCTCGATTTTGCCCTTGAGGAACGCCACTTCGTTCTCAAGCTCGCGAATGCGGGTTTCAAGGTCTGGACGATGTGGGACTTCGCATTTCCAGTTTCTTTCATCCGTGCGTATCATGCTTACCCTCCTATCCCGATATCCCCGGCACCCAGAGCGCCGCCGAGTGTCGGCAATTCGGATGCCAGAGCCCGGCCGCCTTCGCGGCGGCGACGGTCGTGTACCCCGGTGTCGCGCCGGATACCGACAGGATCCGCCCCTGGAACGGCTCACATTTCGGACAGCTCAACGGATGGGATGACACTTCAACAAGGTCCTCACCGTACGCCGCGAACTCGTTGAACTGGCCTCTCATCCGCGCTTCCATCGTGACTGTCCGCGCGGCCATTTCGGAATACGTTCCCATGTGCCAAGATTTGCCGCCCTTGTCGACGAAGCGCGTCACGCCGTTTTCGAACAGGTCCGAGCGGAGCTTCCGCGCCGCCTTGCGGACCGTCTCGTATCCCATGACGGAGGATGCCGCCGCGTCGAGCTGGACGGCCCGGTAGACGTCATCCACTCGCCGGCCGATGACGCTCAAGACATCTTCGCCCCTCGCTTTCATGGCCTCCACGAGCACCGTGACGCTGCGCGGATGCAGGCGGCCGAAGTCCAGATTGATGCTGTATCCGGCGTTCTCGAGCTGCCTGTCGGCCTCCGAGACTCCGGAGCCGTAGAACGTCGGGATGGAGACGTCCGACCAGTCGGCGGCGTCGTGCTTGAGATCGGAAAGGATTTTGCGCACTTGCACTTTGTACTTCCGGAGGTACTTGACGGACGCCGAGCTCTCGCCGTTCCCGATTTTGTCAAGCATCTTCCAGAGCAGATAGGAGATGCGTTTGTCGGCCCGCTCAAACAGGTCAACGTAGTCCTGTTCGGTGACCTCACTGCTTGGCGTCGTCGCCATTCTCCGCGGTCACCACCTTCGCCGTGGGCTCCGGCGCGAGCACGGCGACTCGGTCCTCGTCTGCGATGATTTCCGATATCTCCTCCTCCAGCGCCTCTCCCCGCAGCCCGTCGATAGTGAGCGCACGCCGGAGCGACATCGTGCCCATGTTCTTCCGGGAGTTCAGGACTTCCGCCGTTTCGGACGGATCGTCCGGGAGCCCGTCGCGCCATTCGATGGCGACGTTCTCCGGATTCGGTCCGCCGCCGTGAACGGCGTCGAGCACCTGCGCGGCATACAGGACGCCGTGCAGGGCGTGGTCGAAAAAGCGCTGCTTCCGGTTGACTTTTCCGAGCGTCCGCATGAGACGGAAACGCAGAGCCTTTCCGCTCTCCGCCTGTCCGCCGTCCTTGCTCGTCAGCCCAATCGCCGCCGGAGCTGTTTCCGTGACGAGCATGAGGTAGTCGAGCATCCGGTCGATTTCTTCGAAGCACGCCGTCAGTTGGGCGTCCCACGTCAGGTATTTCGGAAGATCGCCGACCTGTTCCGGATCAACCTCGAGCGCTTCGAGGTCTTCTTTTTCGACGTACCATCGCTGTAACTTTTCGTCGTACTTCATGACACCGGGCGGGAGAATAAGTTTCGGATCGCTGTGACGGTCAAGAATCTTCGCGGTCTTCGTTATCCGGTTGTTCAGCTCCTCCTGGAGCGGAATGATATCGAAGTAGTCCGATATCCCCCAAAACTCGTCATCAAGTCGCCAGTTCGGGACGTACTCGATGAGCAACCCCGGATATCCGGTCTCCTGAACCTCCGGCAAGCTCGCGTATTCAGACAGTGTTGAGAGTGAAACCTGATCGCCGATGGTGTTTTCGGACTCCATCCGGAACAATTCCTGACGGATCGTCCCCGGTTCGTGGATCTCGCGCCGAAGATACAGATCGCTCCCGACCTTGCGGCGCCACGCGATGATTGCCGCGGACATTCCCATGACGTTGTCGTCGTTGGTCACCGGGAAGAAGAACGAACTCGGAACCGCCTCGATGATCGGATGGTTCGTGTCGTCCCAGTCGTGGAATTTCCCGAACCTGACCTTGAAAACGCAATCGCCCCGATACGACGACGAAAGCGCCATCGTATGGCAAATCGTTTCGAGGTTGTTGTCGGTCACGATCTCGTCCAGTCGACTCTGCGTCGTCTGAACCGTGAAGCCCGGCGCCTCGCCGAACAGCAGATCGGCGCACGCCTTGCTGACGACGCCCGCGAAATTCACCGCGACGTACAGCTCGCGTCTCTTCCGGGGCGGCAGTCCGTTCAGTGCGTCGAACGCCTGAATATGGCGACCCCGCATGAGGTTCCGGAAGGTCGCGTACATCTTCAGCCGTTCCGCATCCTCGTCCGTCGGCGGGAAGCTGGTCCAATTCAGATTCATGCTCTTCCTCCTCACATTCCCTTCGGGCGGGCTACGGAGCGGGCCGCCGCCCGCTTCCCGTACAGATGCGCGAGCGCCTGCGTTCCGGCGTCGACCTGGTCGTCGTTTCGCCCGTGCGGAAACGACGCATATTCCTCGATAAAATCGTTGATCCACGGCGCATATTGCGGAGATGGTAGAAAGACGTTTCCGGACTCAACATACGGGGAAACGGCATTCGCTCTGGCGATCTTTCCGCCCTCGGGCTCGACCGGGATCAGCCCCGGCACCTCGCGTTTCAGCGTCGCGATGACCGCCGTTCCGTTCGCCTTGTCCTCGATGAGCTTCGCCTTCGCCTGCGGCCATTTCGCCGCCAGCGCCTTTACCGCCCGAACGGTCGCCGGGAAATCCAGCCTGCCGCGCACCTGGTCGAGCAAAAACGCATCCGCATCGCGGCGTCCCCAGACCTGTCCGACGACGTAGTCCGATGTCTCGAGGTCCTTGAATGCGCAGTCCCACGACAGGACGATTTGCATGTTCCGCGCCTGTTCCGCGGGCGGGAGCGGATATGTCCCCCACCATCCGCGGCGAAATATCGAGCCCTCCTGCGGCGACGGATGGCCTTGATACAGCGCCTCGAACGTCCGCGCCCCGACGGTCGTTTTGATCGCGGCCAGCGCCGCAACGTCGTACCGCTCTGGCCAGAGCGCTTCGCCTTCCGCTCGTCCGAGCGGGTCGTCCGGTTCGGCGATCGCCGGAAGATTGACCAGCGTCCACTCCCCGGCATGCTCGCGGAGCAGCCGTCCCGCGAGGTCGTCCTCGTGCCATCGGGTCATGACGAGCACGACGCGGGCCCCCGGATGGAGTCGCGTCGCTAGGGTGTTTTGCCACTCCGACCAGAGCCGATTCCGGTACGTCTCGGAATCGGCTTCCTGTCGGTTCTTGATGGGATCGTCGATGATCAGGAGATCGGCGCCTTTGCCGGTGACCGCGCCGCCGACGCCGGTAGAGACCATGCCGCCGTAGTGGTCGGCGATGGACCAGTCGGATTTGTCGCGGGCGGTCGTATCGATCTTGATACCGAAAAGCGGCTCGCCGTACTCCTCGACCTTCCGCCGGTTCCGGTCGCCGAACCCGCGGGCGAGATCGTCGCCGTAGCTGACCTCGATCATCCGCCAGTCGGGATTCCGCCCGATACACCAGGCCGGGAAACTCTCGGTCACGGTCATGCTCTTTCCGTGGCGCGGCGGCATGGAGAGGATGAGCCGCCGGATATCGCCGCGCTCGATCGCCTCAAGATGCGAGCACATCAGATCGAGATGCTTGGCTCGCAGCCAGTGGCCGCGGTGGACGTACTGGCAATAAAAAGCGAACTCAATCTTTGCCAGCGCCCGATACGCCGCCGGCAGTCGATCGGGCGTAAAGAGCCGCGAGGAGCTTGCGGGATTCCGGATCCGAGAGGAGAGCTTCGAGTCCTTCATCGCAGCTCACCTCCGTTTTCGCGTTGAGCGAAATTTTCTCAACAAAGTCACATTCGGATTTCCCGAGGAGTTCCGCTGCGCGGAGCCGATCCTGCGTTTTTTCGGCCGAGTCGCGCATTACGCCGGTCCAAAACGCCTGGCGTTCCTCTCGGGTCGCGATGCGGGCGGAAGACGCCGGAGCGTTGCGTTCGGCGATAGCCTCCTTGATTTGGGGTTTTTTGAGGTTTTCGGCTCCGATAAATGCGGCCGTGCGCGGCGAGTATCCGGCCTTCAGCGCCGCTTGCGTCGCGTTTCCGTCGTACGCCTCCACAAACGCCTGTTGTTTCGCCGTCAGCGCCATCCCGCCCCTCCTTCCGAACACATAAAAATTCCCCGCTCGGATCCGAACCGGGCGGGGCGCGTCGTCGTCTCATGATTTTCGATGGTACTCATATAGCACTTTTCCCGACTGTAATCATTACAGAGATTTTGCGCGTCCTGCTGTTACGCGCCGCGCTCCGCTAAATAGCGCTCGATCAGCTCGCGCAGGACGGCGACATATTTTTTCCCTTTCGGGCCGTCCCCGGCGCACGCGATCCGGAAACGCTGCGCCGTCTCGTCGTCGAGCACCGCGCATATTTTCTGCTCGGTCATGTCCTCACCCCCCTCCATCGGTGAGGATTATACGCGCTTTTGCGCGTTCGCGCAAGATAGGCCAAAAGTCCCATAAAAATATGGGTCTATAGCCCCATTGTTTCCCTGGTATCCGCTTGCGCTTTTGCGCGAAAGCGCTATAATTACATCATCAAGAGAGACACGGGGCCCCGGGCGGAGAGGGCGGGATTTTTGAAAACAGGAGGCCACACCGGGACCGGCAGAGAGAGCCCCGGACGCGCAGGAGCGGGAGGACAAGAGCTGGAAGGGCGAAGACGGCCGGGGATCGCGACGAAAGCGCGGAGCAAGAGAAAAACAGATGGCCGCAAACACCCCGCCTTCCGGGCGCAATAGCCCCCGGCGCGACCGAGCAACTACCAAGTGGGGAGCTACACCGAAACATTGGCTATACAGTCGGCGGCCGAAGCCGCCAGAAGGAGGAACGAAAAATGAAGTGGTTGAATTTGCGAAACCCCGGGCTCTTCGAGAGCCTGGAGCGCCCCGCAATAGGCTGTATCGCGGTGTCCCTCTCCCAGGGACACCGGGAGAAAATACTGGAGATCGGGGAGTCCGAAATGTGCGGACTTCCCGAGGGGGAGTACCGATCCTCCGACGGGGGAATGATTCGCCTTTCCCCCCACGAAATTGGGGGGATCGCGATTGAGCTAAACGGAGAGAACGCCTCTTGGGAAAACATGGTGGGGCGGCTGTTTCGGTATTCCGGAAAAATTTAGGTACTACCCGGCCTCACGGCCGGGCACATGGGCCCGACACCCTCCGCCTGCACGCGGCGGGCCTGCGAATCAGCCGAGAGAGGGGCAAAAAAATCATGGGGAGGAATGGGAAATGACACGCGACGAAAAGCGCACCGAGATCATGTCTCACGTATCCGACGAAATGAAGGGCCTCGTCGGTCGGGTGCTCGACTCTCTCCCGGCAGAAGTCTGGAACTCTTCGCCGAAAAACATCGGGATCTGGCTCTCCGACGACCGGCAGAAGAGCGAAGAAACCGTACTCTCTGAATCGGAACTGGACACATTCCACGAGTACGTTCTTTTCGGGGACTTCGAGCCCCGAAAATGGTGAGAGAAAGAAGTGAGGCCGAAACCGGCGAAACATCGCCGGTCGCGTCGTGAATCGGCGCCTGATGAGGCCGTCAGAAAAAAGGAGGAAAAGAAAATGACATATCGTGAAATGGTCATCCGCGCATGGGGATCAGAAGGCGACGAAGAGGAATTCGGACGTCGGCTTTTCATTCTGGGCGATTGGCTCGGGAATGAAGGGTCCCGGGCGTCCCAGTTCCCGGACGGGGAGCCGATCGAGGAACCCGGCGACGACTGGGAAGTCGAGTTTCAGCAGGACCGCCCGGAAGAAGAGTTTGAAAGCTGAGTTTTGGGGGCTCATGTGTCTCGTGAGCCCCACAAGCCCGCAACTCCCCAGCCCCCAGACGATCAGTCATGGCGCGGGCGGACGTCGACCGATGGGGATATCTCATGTGTCCGGAGGTGCAAAATGAAACTAGTCACGAAAGAGATCGAGCAAAAACTCCCGAAATACAACGTTGAAACGCTGGACGTGGCGATGCAATACGCGAACATCTGCCGCGACGCCGCCGATATAGCGCAGCGGATGGCGGACAGTCTCAAAGACCACCGGGGGATCGACCCCGAGTCGGTCACGTGGTCCCACGTGTCCGAAGCCGAGCACATTCTGAATCGGCTTCGGGAACTCGAAACGCTTTGCAAGTAGACGAAAGGGAGGAACGAAAAATGACACGCACAGTATGTATCAGGCGGTACAGGTGTGGGGACGACGCTGATCCGGCCAGACCCGAGGAGCGGCCGGACTACCATTGGGAGCCGACGGCGGCGGCGCCGGGACGGGCGTACTCGGTCTATGGCGTCACTGGGGTTCCGGACGATGTATCCGACTACCAAGT